GCTTGGATTGAGTCCCCAAGAAATACCTAGCTTCAATGGTCATATCTGGGTCAGGAACATCTACAGTTTCGTATACCCCTGGAACTAAGTTTATATACTGGTCATTGGTTACATCTGCAACGGCTGTAACAACGTGAACAAAGGTATTATCGCCATGCCAGAAGCCTGTGGGTACATCTAGTGCAAGACCTGTAGTTCCATCCTTGTAGTCTACTCTACGAATTTCAGATTCATTGTTTAGGGCGGCAGTATACACGGCCCCAGGAGTGATATTAGGTGGGTTACCAACAAGTGGCCCAATCTGAATCAAATCTCCCACGTTAAAGTTTGCATTTGAATCCACTGCTATACTTGATGTCCCTGGAGCCGTATCCGCAGTTAGCTGACTAGTACTAGGAATTACATACGTTAAACTAGCATCAGCAATAGTATCATCTATATATTGACTTGCTGTATTATTTGCTATCTGACCTACAAAATGCCAAGACGTGCCCCCATTCTGATTCCTATAAATTTTTCTTACTGTAGTATCAGTTAAACTGGGGCCAATAGGTGGGGTAACTCTTACTTGGTGGTTTCCAGCAGTAATAGTGAGGGATGCTGATGCAGCAGAACCAACGGATTCTACACCATTAGTAGTATATGTACATTTCCATGTATGAACAGCACCTGTTGCTAGACCACCAGAAGTATTAACTAGGGCAACAGTTGGGCCAACAGTAGTAGCAGGGGATAAGCCATTCAATGCTACAGATTGAGTTACAGACGAGGCTCCCTCTGGGTATGCCCCCGCAGCAGATTCGGTTACGAAAGTTAATTGGGCTTGGTCTGAACGATATACAGCCATTGATTTCCTCCATTACTACAAGGTATTATTATATTATTATACTCTCAATTACGTAGTTTCTAGTAACACTGAACTATTTTCTAATTGAATAACTATACTACCCGTCCAGATATTTACGTTCTGCTGTGTATCTTCTTGAAAAGAAGCAAACCGTATTCTATGAAAGTTGGTAAGACTATGCATTCTAGCGTGACAAAGCCTTCTTACTTCCTTCACTATATCATATAATCTTTGCCTATTTGCATTAGTGTAAAGCTCTAACTCTACATTATACGTTCTATTTCCATATTTCCAGTTTCCTATAGGCATTTCGTCAAAGGCTGGAGTCCCTGCCTTGCCTACAATCACATCCTTTACGTTTAAATCAAAACGTAGGGGGTCATTTGTTTGCCCCGTCATTTCAATAATTCTAGGCTCTGCTACATTGCTAGCGTTCCACTGAGCCTCAAATTCATCTAATACTTCTTTTACAGGTAACGGTTCACTAGGCACTAGAACACCTCCCAAGCTCTCATTTGGTCAACTCTATCCTCAATCTCTTTCTCCCACCCCTCAATCTTTTGTAGCATGTTTACTCGGTCTGCCCCACTTACAGTGAGTTGCCCAAAGTCTGAAGAACGCATAACTTCTATGGCTGCTATCTTTTTAGCAGTATCATATATAATTCCAGCTTCAAAAGGATTGGTATGAATATCTCTACCAGCTAGATATGTGACACGGATTGGGTTTGTGAATTCTCCTCCCCCAAATCTCCATACAGGAGCATTGTAAGACTGGAATCTAGCAGGAAGTAGGAAATATCTAGAGAAGTATACAATCCCTACATCTGGAGCCAGGAAGAAATCTCCAGTACGTCCTTCAGTTTTTGCATCCCAATCTCCCCCACTCCAAATTTCTAACGAGATAATCTTATAAGCATCATTTCTTCTAAGTCTAAATCCATTCAAATTAAAGTCGTGGTACTCTTCCCCAATGTAGTGGGGCCTCCATGATTTACGAGTAGCATATTCAATCTTAGATTGGGCAGCTTCAATAAACTGTTCCACATTTAATTTTGTTGGTACCGTAGTGGTTGTAAAGTCTGTAGTATCTGTGATATTCTTTAGTTGCAGCAGATTAAATACATCCCTAGTGGAGCAATAAGCAGACGTGGGCCTCATCTGGATTCTCTTAATGGTTGGTGCAGTATCTACGCTAGCAGCCGTAACCCGTACCCAGTATTTAGTTACACTATTGATGGCTACAGTAGCCCAATCAACTAATAAATTGGGTGGGAATATTTCCACGCCATCCTTTGTAAAACCGTAATAGGTGTGATAATCTGGTACGTCTGGGTCATGTACAAGCCTACCAGAAGCGGGAACAAACGTTGTCCACGCACTTCCATTATAATATTGCCAGGTTAATGCACCAATGACAGCAGGGACATCTACATCAAAGATTGCCATGTCAAATCGTTCATCATGCCCCAAGTAAAGATAATGAGCAGCAGCCCCTAAAATAGCAAAAGAAGTCCCAGCGGGTGTCTGGGCTTCTAAAGTCACATCCGTATAAGTGCTGCTGCCATCAAAAGCAAAAATCTTAGTAAACTCTTGACCAGTATAAAGGGGCATTAATCCTCCTGTGTCATGACCTCAGGGTATGCTTCTGTCCTCGCCAAATCTTCTTCTGGTTGCGCCCCATTCTCCCCCTGCTTACCTCTTAGATACATTGCAATCCCGTTCAAGTTATGAATCTGTTGTGTTAGTTGGTCTCGTTGCGTATTCAATTGATTGAGTTGTGTTACTAGTTGTTCTAGTTGGGAATTAACCTGTTCCAAATCATTTTCTACGTTTATGTCTGCCATCTATCTCCTCCTTAATCTAATCTTCTCTTCTATTATACCATATTCCTAATGAAAATTGGGCCATGTATGCCCACATGTTAGGCATATCCCATAATGGTTTAGATGTTGCCAGTGTTTTTTATCCTTGCATTGATTTATAATCATTTCTCGCAACTATCATAGTTATCAACCCTTCTTCAGTAGCTGGCATTGTAGTTACATCAGGGTCAGCTAATATGATTGGTTGCCACTCTTGAAGCATTAATTTTTTCCCTCGATTGATTTGCCCCATCAATGCTCCAATTATCCAATCATCCAAATCTTGTACATAAGCTAAAATACAATGGCAATCTATATCAGACAAGTCCAGACCATCCGGAAACAATGTTACCGTGGCATCACTAGGAACACGGTCTGGTCGCATGAATGTCATGCCCACCCTGGACGTACCCTCAAACTTGGCTATATTATGCCTATCTAGAACCACTGGTGGGTCTTGGGCTGTATCCTGTTGCAATCTCGTCTTATAATCGTCACGGGCCATTATTAAAGAACATAATTCATGGGCATCCGCTGGCAATTCGGTTATGGATGGGTCAGCAAATAATCGGGATTCCCATTCCTTAATCAAAGCATCCCTTCGTAACCTGGCCTTTTCGGTTATGGTGGCTAGTAACCAAACTTCGGGGTCAGCCAAAAGGTGGCGCAGACACTTATTCTCAATGTCCGTTATGGCGATACCATTTGAAAATATAATCATGCTACTAAATATCCAGTTACAAACGTCTGAGGATTGGAACCGCCCAGTATATCAACAATATCAGACCCCATGCCCGTAGCCAAAAATCTAACTATCACTGTATCTGCGGCATCCATGTCGATGATGGCTGACATGGAAATAGCCGGATTATCAGCGTTCTCAACCCCGTTCAATCCCATGTAGAAGTCCCAGGTACGATTCGATGCCACGAAATATCCGGCAGAATACGTCCCACCAGTCGTTGTACCCCCGATACGTATCTGAGACGTAATCAAGTATCGGCCAGTTACCGGAGCCGTGAATGTGTCGTTGTCGAAATCACTACCCTGGTCGAATAGTTCAGTATCAAAATCCACTGTGGCTGTAGTGGTATGACCAGTCACGTTGTTATCAGCGGATGAATTATACGCAGCGAAAGCTGGCTGTGCTGGAGCGGTGATTGCACCATTTTGGTCAATAGTCATACGTGTTAAGGTTGAAGTCCCAGCAGCAGTGGGAGATGTTTTGAAATGTAGTTTCCCCTGACTACTACCACCCGTTCTTTCATGGGTAATAGCAGCACCAGCCATAGTATTATTAGCTAGTTGTTGATTATCAGAAATCCTAAACCCAATACCAATTTCTTCATTAGTATCATTAGCTGGATTTACTAGCAATAAATGATATTTATCTATTTGACAACTATCTGATGCATCACCAGTACCATGTATTTGTAAATTAGCATGGGCAGAACTACCATAGCTATCAACTAAGCTAACTGTACCAATACCTATATTTCCCCCAGTACCAAGAGTCATTCTAGTAGTATTGTTGGTTTCAAAAGCTAACGAATAATTATCATTTGAACCTATAACTTTATTTGCCCCAAATGTATCAC